TGCCCTTCAACTTTGATATAACCCATACGCGGAAATTAGAAAGAAGCAACAGCGCGAATGTCTTGGATCTTAGGAGCGAATGCAGGATCTACTGTATTCATGACAATCTTGACAGCAAACGAGGAGAATTCAGGTAGAGAATCTACACTGTACTGCAATTCTTGATAGGAAGATTGCTTCTCGACAGCACTGGAAATGCTATTCTCGCTGCTAGCAATTTCAAAGACACTTGGTGATCCGTCACCATTGAAGTATTCCCACTCAATATCTTCAAAGTTTTCTTGACTAGAAGACTTCTTGAACTTGTAAAGAACTCTTACGTTAGAGATGTCTTTGACATTAGCAGTTAGTCTCACATCAATAGTTGTGCCTGGGTTGCTAATTCCAATTTCTTTAGTAACATACTTAGCAATTGAAGAACTGTTCTTAGAAGTATCTTCTGCAACAAAGTCAATACCATTAGTGTATGTAACCGTTCCAATTTCTAGATAGTTATTTTCGTCGTCGGTTTGTGTTGGGTATTTAATGATATCTCCTACACGGAAAATATCTGCAGACTGTTCATTCGTAGTAGCATTTCTAGTGAATGCAGCATTATCGACAATTCTAGAATTGAAGTCATCATTAATTGGTTGAACATCTGTTCTCAATGTCAACTCTTGAGACTTATTATTCCACAAGACTGCTTTGCCTGTGATAATATTGTCATAAGTCTGTGTGATTACATTTGGATTACGTGCTACGATAGTAGCACCATCAGCAATGTCAAAGAACAATTCAGTTGGATTAGAATCTACAGTAACTGAAGTCAAGGTTAGTTGGTTTCCTAGTTCCACAGTCTCTCCCTTCTGGAAGAACTGAGCAGTTTTTACTCTAACGTAAACGACAGAACCATTTACTCTTGCAATGACACCAGTTGCTTTAGTTGTAGCACCTTTGATAATTTGATTTTCTTGAATGTCGGTTCCACCATTACCTGCAAGTTGGAATTGATATACAGGGAAGAACTTGATGACTTGATCTCTTCTGCCATATCTACCTTCTTGACCAGAACCATTTTCTACTCTGCTAGAAGATGTCTTAACAGATGCACTGGAGAGATCAACTAGAGGGGATAGATGAGATTTCGTGGAAGAAAGAACCATCTTATAAGTCAAAGAACTTGACAGACTATTGAGAGTTTCGTTAATCTGAGAAGCAATCATCTTCTGATTAGTGAAGAAGTGTGGTTCATTCAAGAATGTCTTCTCATAATCAGATTGAGAATAAGAAACATAGTTTGTTGTGCTAGAATCTACAGGAATAACGTTAGTTGTTCTTACTGAATTTTCTAGTGCTGTTCCTGTAAATGATAGGTAATTAACTTGTGGGTATAGAACCTCAAACTTTCTGTTGTGGGTTGCATATGCTTGCGTTCCACCACCAACAGAACTACTAGAAGCTCTAGTTGCAGAAGTAATATTGTAACTATCAACACCAACATTTGTAACAGCGAATAGTTCACTATTCAAAGTATCTGACGCAATACCACCTGTTTCTAGAGCAGACCTGAAGAAGACATAAGACTTACCACTATCTTCAAATCCATGATCTCTATGCGAAACTTTTAGAACTCTGTTATTGTTCTTAAAGAGTAGAGAAGTAGCGTTAGTATTAGCACTAGCACTAGTTTCAATTGGATTTCCTTGTAGAAGTTCGTAACCTAGATTTTCGTTCTTGAGTTCTAGTGTTGCAGATCTGGTGATATCAAACTCTGCACGATATAGAGTGAACTTGAGATCTTCAAAAATATCCTCAGTCCAACTTTCGGTATTCTGAGACTTATAAACAGATCCTAGAGATGGTTGAGAGGTAATAACAGTGCTTGTAGAAACATCAGTCTCTCCAAGTTGAGATGTCCACATTTGATAATCGGTAGAATCTGTTTCTACTACTAGGGCATACTCGCTATCATTCTGTAGATATACAGGATAGTCGAACTTGAAGTTGGTTGGTGTAGTAGATGCTGTTGTTCCCTCTTGATCAGTTGCAACACCCATTCTAACTGCAGGTGTGTCGATTTCGATGAACGTTTGAATTGTGCATCCACCTGCGCCATTACCAACACCCTTGACAACAACCGAAGGTGCTTCAGTATATCCGAAACCATTTAGAGAAACTTCTGCGTTGTAAACTTTACCACCAGAAACATCAATTCTTGCAGTAGCAGTAGAACCACCAGGAAGTTGTGGACTTTCGATTGTTAGAATTGCACTATCATAGTTTAGACCAGGATTAGTAACTCTTAGAGCAGAAACCTTTCCACTATCTTTTGCAATGGTGAGTTTGAGTTGTGTACCATTTAGGTTGTTAGATTCTGTAACTGAAGGGATGCTTAGATCCTCATTCTGTACAAAAGATTTGCCATTGTGGTTACTGAGGACTACAGTGTAAACCTGTTCGTTGGTTAGACTATACTTACCAGATGCGGTTGCAACTAGTTCTACATTGTTCTTATCGAAGACTTGTAGAATAGGACCAGATGCTGCAGAAGAATTACCTGTTACAACATCTCCTTTATATACAGCAACATCACCGTTAGCATAGCACTTCAAGAATGTATTTGGTGGCAGAACCTTTTCGGAACCAGGAACAATGTTCTTGCCTGGTTTCTCTGCATCTACATTAGTAATATAAGTCTTAACTGGTACGTTTGTACTCTTCTTGCTAAAGAAGAGATCTACACCAGTGACAAAACATCCACCATCTAGATTTTCAACCTTAAAGGTCTGTGCTAGTGGGTTGGGTCTTACTGGGTTGTCAGTATTACTTTCGATCAACTGAACACCTTCATTCGATTTGAAGTAAGATGGTTTCGTCGATACAATGCTGCTTGGGTTCTCAGGTAGAATGCCAGTTGCATAATACTTGACTTCAGTGTAACTATCTACTTGATCTTTTGGTGCATTTGTAGCACTAGACGTAAATCTGAATGTTAGAGTACCAGAAGTAATAGAAACTTCCTCACCAGAATTGTCATAGTTAACAGTATCAACATCTCCAGTCCAGGTTGCACCTTCTAGTGGTGGTTTGCCTGCAGGAAGAACGATCAAACCTGATGCATTACCATATTCATCTGTGGTAACTGTTCCATTGAATGCAGACAAGGAGTTGCCAGCGAGACCAGTAAATCTCAAATCTGGATTTACCCAGCGAGCAATGTCTCTTCCTTCTAGGAAGACATACATTCTCGTATTTGGTTTCATTCTTCTGATGACATACTTAACTGCCGTAGATCTAGCGAAGAACGATAGTGCGTTGGAAACGACGCTGCCATTAACAGTTTTTGTTTGTACGCCCTTGCCAACATCATTGTTTTGTGGACTGATGTTAGAAGAACTAGATACAGATGCCATTTCAACAGTGGCACTAGATTGCTGGGTGTTGACTTCTCCAAGAGAATTGATAGAAGTAAACGCTGGTGATGCACCAACCCAGTTTACAACAAACGAATTGTGGATGCTAGCAAATGCTTCTTTGACATTTTCTTTTGCTAGGAAGATATTGAAGAGTGTTGTATTTGTATCTACAACTAGTGGTTCTTCGTTCTGGTCATACCACTGATCAATTGATGGAGACAACTCACCATCACCAACATACTGTAGAACAACAAATGGATTTGGATTGACCGTGGTAGAAGCAAAACTATTACCAAGTAGAGATAGATCGCTGTATGGAAGAGTTACAACATCACCAGTTTTCTTATATCCAGAAACAGATCTTTGATCTTCACGAACATTTACTTCTTCTAGTCTGATGTTGTCTTCTTTGGATTGAGGACGCAATACAGACTGCTGAGGATCGATAGCACAACGATGATCCAGCGAGGTTAGATTTCCTCTATGAGTTTCAAAGTTATCAACAAAGAAACCAGACTTAAATCTGTCTAGACCTACATTGTCCTTGACTTGCATATTCAGAGCTTGTTGCTCTAGAATACTGAGTGTGGTATAATACTCAAGACGTTCGATGCGCTTCTCCAACTTACCGATGTCACGCATTGTGTAACGACGGTTATCTACAGGAGTAATTCTTACATCCTTGCTAGTCTTAGTGTATGCAGGGATATATGCATAGAATAGAGGAACAGCATCCTCAATTGGATCTGGTTTGGTTGGGTTGAGAGAAGAGTTACCTTCCTTGACAAGGAACTCACCTTTCTTATCGAGGAATACACCATCAATACGATCTAGGTATTGAACCTGACTGAATGAGAATGTATACTCTAGATTTTTATCAGGAGCAGGGCTGCTAGCAATGACTGCACCAGCACCAGCAAAAGATCCTTCTGTGACTTCTAGGATAGATTTGTCGAGATAACCAGGGATGATAGCATTAGCATCAACTTTTGGACGGAAGTCAATTACATTCTTGAGTTCTAGATTTCCTAGGACAGGTGAGTTGAATGAAGGAATTTCATCCTCAGGAACACCAGCTTCATGTAGGTAACTATCAATAGTAACAAAGTCACCTTGGGAGTGTACAAAATAGTCAAACGCAATAACTAGTTGTCCACCTGCTGCCTCAAATCCTGGTTTGAGAACTAGTCTAGAGACATCATATACTGTGTCTCTTTGACCATCATCAAATGTGTAGCGTGAGGTAACGTCTGTACCAGATACTAGGTTACCTGCAGTATCAACTTCGGGTGGTTGAGATGGTGTACCTTCGTAGACATATCTTAGTTTGAATACATCAGAGTAAGATACGAGATCGATGACTTCACTGTCATAGTCATTACCTCTTAGAGGAATAACACGGTCACCAGATGCAGTAACAACAATTCTCTTGTTTCTTACAGCAGTCTTAAGTCTTGGTTTTGCGTTAGATACTTCTAGAGTTGCAGTCAACTTAAGTTTAGGGAATGTTCCATTTGAAGGAACAGTTCCAAAATATCCTTCAGGGACATTTAGATTAATACTACCAGAAGTCAAACCACTTGCTGTATCAGTAGCAGAAGAAATCTCTACAGAATCTGCAGGGATATAGATGATATCTCCTTTTACAATATCAGGTGCATCACCTGGGTCAAGAACTGTGACAATATAGTTCTCTTCAGTGAATGCTGTAAAACGTTGAGTTCCAAATGGCAACTGAGCAGCAAAAGTAATAATGCCATCACCAGATGCAGCAGTTGTTACAAAATCTCTGCGGAAGTAATACTTAATCTTAGTATCATCACCACCAACAGAAATTTGTTCTACTTGCTTACTGCCAGTTGGGAATAGTAGTGTTCCAGAAGTTGTGTTGGATGCTTTTGGACGTAGACGTACAATACTTGTGTTAGATACATCTCCAGGAAGTGCAGTATCTAGATAAATTCTAGTCTTAGCAGCACCACCTGCTTGAGTTGCATATTGTACAATAGCACGAACTAGATTGTTATCATCATCAGAGAACTGAACGAGATCTCCCTGTTGAACCAGAGCAGAAGCATCAGCACTGAAACTGGTAGATTCAATGTACATTGTTCCCTTCTTACCAAAGAAGGTAAAGTCGGTTACAGATGTAATAGAAGAGTAAGTCTGATCATCAACTACTAGATCAGCACTAAAACTATTAGTTCCACCAGATCCATAAGTTCCACCAACAGACTTAATATTTTGTGGAGTAAATGTAGTTACAGAATTTCTAACTAGAACAGGACGAACGATAGCAACTCCACCGCTGTCAGCAGTTCCAATAGCAGTAACTACTGGTGGTTGAACAAACTCAAGGTTGCGTGAGAATGCTTGGTTTGCAATTTCAATCTGAGTGACCTTGCCACCAAAAACAGATACTGTAAACTTAGAACTATCGTAAGTTACACCATTGAGTTGAACTTTTGCATCAGTAGCAGTATATCCACTTCCTCTTTTTGTAACAACGAAGTGCGATAGTGTATTGTCTTTGGCGATTCTTACTGTATTGCCATCCTCATCTCTAACTGTTTCACCAGACTTAAAGTTTCCTGTAAGTGTTTTGACGAACAGTAGTCTTCCTGTAGAGTAAACACCAGAAGCAGGACCTTCTACGACACCATATGCACCGCTCTCTAGACCGAATACATATTTACCTTCATCAAACCCACTAGGAACAGTCTCTAGAAGAATTCTGGTAAAGAACTGTGGATCAAAATAAGACAATCCAAAGATACTGTTATAGCTAGCAGTACCACCTGCAAGACGACCTCTAGATAGAACGATATCACTATCAGAGTTGAAACCTTCACCACGCTTTTGTAGGAAGAAGTTGTTTGGTTTTACCTTACCAATTACAGGTGTAATACAATCACTGTAGTCTCTGATCTCTCCCCAGTATACGGTATCTGCATTAGCAGATTCTGCGTCTGCTTCTGAGAGATATAGTTTTGTTAGTTTCTCTGCATCACCATCGTTATACTCAATCAGCAGTTCTTCTAGATCTTTCTTGTTTCCAAACAAAGTCAATTCGAGGAATTGAGCACTTTCGTTTGTGTCGAGTTCTGGTCTGTTGATGGTAGCAAAAGAAAGAGTTTTTGCAACTCCAATATCAGTTGCAGTTCCTTCTGCACTTCTTGCTTTTACATAGTAAACATTAGCATATGTTGATTCAAAATTAGCATCAGTGATGGCACCTAGAGTTGGTTGACCATTCGTTCCATTAATTCTGAGCGTAACTGTCTTGATAGCATCATTTGCCGTGAATGTCAGACCACGCCTTGCAATGGTCTGTCTGTGATCTGTAGATCCTTCTGTTCCATTAGTTCCAATAGATCCATCCGAGAATGATCCATATAGGAAGATGTCTGGATATGCTGTTAGATCAGAACCTTCTTTGTTGAGGGGAACGCTACCATATACATTGGTAACAGATAGCGTAGGCAGACCTCTAGACTTCAGCGTTACATTATCAGAAGAGGTGCTTTCTCTTGCTTTGTTAATCTCAAGATACTTAGTCTCTTTGTTGACAATCTCATATCCTTTGATATATGCTTTACCAGGACCAATGCTAGCAACCATCTTTCTGGAAGCTACACCAGCATCGTATCCATTGTAAAGACCAAACTCATCAGCACTATAGATGCCTCTGTTGCCATCTTTCTGTGCCCATTCACGCATGTCGATGTCAAAGTTATCGACAACGTAATCTCCACTTTCATCAAATGTTCTACGTGCTAGAGTTTGCTCTAGAACACTAAAATCTGTTGGAGTAACTTTTCTCTGTACAACACCTCTCTTAACAGTGAGAAGTTGAATAAAATTCTTATCGGTGATTGCATCTAGAGCAAACTCTTTAATCTCCAGACCAATTCTCAGTCTGTGTGCTCCAGGTGCAGTATAGTTAGAAGAACCAATTGCATTATCGTATAGACTATCATCTGCTTCGGGTGTTACAATATCTTCTTTGATTGTAAATCCTACTTTTGCAGATGGTTTGTCATAATACTCTTCAATGACAAGCAGTTGCTCATCGTTGCGAACAAAATAACCATTGACAAAATAGATACCTTCTTCTACCTTGACGGCAGAACCAAATCCCATTGCAGGACTTTCTAGAGAAGTTACTTCTCCAGTATCTGGGTTAGTGACTTGGATACTAGTAGGAAGAACACTACCATCAGTTCCAACAACTAGAAGTGGTGTATTGACACCATCAATTACCTCTAGAGTTTCACCTTGACGGAAAGTTGGTTCAGTGTTAGAATTACCACTGTTAATGTAACTAACAAACAGTGTATCTGCTGTGCTCTCTGTTGCCAGTTTTGTTGACAGAACAGTGCCAATAACACCAGAAGTTAGACCTAGGAGTTGTTGCCCAACTAGTTGTGAAATGTCATATTTCTTATAGACAATCTCATTTCCTTCTGAGATAGCAACCTCAGAAACAGAAGACAACTTAACGTAGTCTAGTTTTGTGTTTAGACCTACCTCACCAGGAATTACCTGTTCACCCTGCTTAAAAGCATATCTACCAAAACTCTCAATTTGGTTTTGGAGGATGGATTGAACTTGGGTTAATTCCCTACCTTGAATAGAGTATCCAGGACGGAATAGAATCTTATAAAAATTCTTACTCGCGTCAAAGTCCTCGTAATAAGGATTTACATTTAGGTTAGTCTTCTGTGGCATTGTTTTCCGCCAAATCGCTAGTATCTAGTCTCTAGTATTTAGTAGAGATAAAAAAAATCCCCCGATTGCTCGGGGGACTTAAGTTGTCTAATTTTGATCAGAATTCGATAACGAGTTTGATGTCTTCAATCTGGTCAGGAGCACGAGTGATTAGTCTTCTGTTCTCAACGTAGATGACTTCACCAGAGTTGTTCTTAATCTCAGCAGCTGCTAGACCGCCAGTGAAAGAAGATCCTCCGCCACTACCAGTGAAGTTATCAATACTTGCAGAAGCAGAAGAAGATTCACCAGTTACTGCACCAGATGCTTGATCAAATTCTCTAACTACACCTTGATCGGTGTGTGCATCAGTTGTTTGGATATACTTAACAATACCAGTAGTTGTAGAACCACTATCAAGTGTCCAAGAAACTACGGTTCCTTTTGCAGTGCCACCAGCAACTGACTGAACGATTGTTTCGTCAACCGAGAAGTCTGCAGAACCACCTGATAGAGTAACCTTAAGTGCCTTGAGACCAGATAGTGTGTCATCTACTGCAACTGCAGAACCAGCAGTTAGTAGAGGATCAGCAATGATACCAATACGACGGAAGTCATTATCTACTGGGAAGTCACCGCCACCCTCAGCATAAGTTAGGCGAATGTTGGTCATTACACGCTTACCATTGAGTTCCTCTTCCATGTCGGAACCATGACCACCAGCAGGAGGTAGAATTACTTCGATAGCACCAGTTGCACCACTAGGAGTGGTTACAGGGTTAGAAAGAGCACCGTTAGTGTTTGTACCGAAGAGGTTACCGTTACCAAGTAGAACATTACCATAAGTGTAACCCGATCCACGCTCTACCATACGAGCAGAACTGATAACACCACCACCAATAGTGGTGATTTCTACGACAGCACCAGCGCCATCACCCTTGACTTCAGTGAAGAAGGTTTGAGAAGCAGGAAGACCAGTACCAGGATCTTCAACGACACATGCATCAACAGCACCATCAACTGCTAGACCTTCTGTAGCAACACGAGAAGCATTAGCAGGAAGAACGATTGGCATGAAGTCAGAAGAGAGGAACTTCAGAACATCATCGGTTGGGATGGTGTACATGTACTTCCAAACATAGTTCTGACCTGCAGTGTTTGTGGTCTCAGTGTAAAGACCAGTTGCAGCATCATAGTTTGCTCCACCTACGATTGGTTCCTCTAGAGCATCGGGAACTGCAGGGGATGCGCCAGTCTTCTCTCCGTTGAAGATGCACTTGAATACTTCGTACTGAGAGTTCATTACATAGAACTTAGCATCAGCAATGCTGCTAGCACCAGTAACGCCTGCTTTACCTACCTGACCGCCACCACCTGGGGTAGCAGAGTAGTCAGGCTTCCACATGTCATACTTAGGGTTGACGTTGGTGTCCCAGTTGTAACGTCTGATAACTGTTCTTGCGAAAGCGTCAGAAATACGCTTAGCAGCAATCAGTTCGTCATAAAGATTTCTCTTCTCTCTTTGGTTGTCAAGAGGTAGGGGAGGAACGTTCTCGTCGGCATAACGATAGACACCCGCTTTAGCAGTAGCGTTTGCAACGTCGGAACCAGATCCAGCGGTTCCATCTCCACCATTGCGGACTGCTAGGGAAGCACCAGCACTAGGAGCAGAGTTAATACCATTGCTGCCAAATACGTCGGTCAGGATCAGGGCACTATCATAAACTGCAGCAATAGTAGCACGGAAGGTTCCAGGGTATGTACCCTCATAAACTTCATCGCCTACCGAGAATGTACCAGTTCCTCTGGAATAAGTTTCTAGGTATGCCTTCCATGGTTGCGGACGACCTACAAAGAAATACATCTTAGTGCGATTTGGATCAGTCGCGGAAGATCCCTCTGTCAGGGATTCTAGGAATTGTTTCGCATTAAAAATACGAAACTTATCAGAAATAATAGCAGCCATGGGTTTCTTTATCC